ATCAATAAATGCAGCAGCATCTTCACCACCTATCCAACCATTACCTGTAATATAATGTACCTTGCTTTTAATGATAGCACCATGCTTAGGTGACTTATTGTAAAGGTCAACCAAGTATTCAGGGTAATCATTATTTTCACCATACTTTATATAACCACCATCAGCACCCTTCTTTTCTTGAAATTTAGGTTGCTTTGCTTCAGCGAATTCAAAAACTTTTAAATCAATCATTGTCTAATTTTATATGTATCAGTTGTAGAATATTGTGTATATGAAATGCCTGTGCCATCCAATTCCAATATGCCTGTTTCTAATAAATTTAACCCTGCAGGGTTTGTATTTGAAGTACTTGTTTGCTCATAGATACTATAAACATACTGCCCATTTAGGCTGCTACCAAAATAAGTATTAGTAACAATGTTAAATTCATTGTACCTATCCTTGTACAAACTAACATCTGCAGCATTTAATTGTACAAACTTAACCTGTAAATTGCTACTTCTATTAGTAAACACAAAAAGATAGTTAGGATTAGTCAATAACTGCTTTTCAGTTAATGTTAATACTATGCTATTTGTCTGACCTTTAGTTAAATGTATCATCAATTATAAATAGGGAATATGTGAATGTTTGCAAAACCTTTTATCTGCATGAATTTTCCGAATAATCCATGCAGTTTTGCCACAATATGTAAAATAGTAATGGGTAATTCTGTTAATTATTGTACCAAAATTAGGTCAGATATGTCACTGATTTATATATATATGTGACAAAATTTGTTAAATCTTGGTAGTCATACTACGCAAATGTTCATTATTTTAAAGTGTTCACGAACCATGAACATACTAAAAAAGTGAACATTATAATAAGTTGTTGTACCTAAATTATAAAGTCAAGCTATTATTTTACTTTATGGGCACTAAAGTAAAACTATAACTTTACTATTTTACTTTACTCAATGCAATGAGTAATTTTATTCAATGGGTTTTATAAAGGACAAATGCATATCAGAAAGTGCATTTTATGACTTATTATGCCATCATTAATGTCAAATTCTGCAGATTATGGTGGGTATTCCTAACACAAAAAACCCCCATCTTTTTAAGGATAGGGGTTCACAACTATGAAAAACTACAAACTATTAACCTGCAGTCGTTAAGGCAGCAGCTACTGAACTATTTACTTCAGGTGACATTGAAGGTTCAGCACCTGCAAATGTCAAAGTGTAACCACTTCTGTCTGCTTCAGCAGTACCACTTGTAGCACTACCTGCAGTTAAATCTAATGCCCTTGTTTTGCCAAGATACCAATATTTGCCATTGTTATCTTTAGCAACTGCAACAAGTCTATTTTGAGCCAATAACAAGATTTCATTTCTTGTATTAACTTGCAATTTGTTTAAAATTATAGTCAATTCAGGTGTAAAATATAAAGTACCATTTTGTACATTGCTATTAACATTTTCAGTCATAACAGAAGTACCTTTTGTTAACTCATATTTATAGAATCTTTTACCTGTAGCTTTAGTCAAAGCAGTAATTACACCACTTGCTTCAGTTGTAGAAGATACATCTTGAAAAGCCATAAAATAAACTTCTGTTATACCACCTAAGGAATCCCTACAATCTAATGTATATCCTTGTGTTAATGCACATGCCATGATGTTTATTTTTTTATATTATTTAAAAATGGGGGGATATTTCACCCCCCTATTAATTATGCTAAGATGAACTTAACGATTTCATCAGGGAATGCAACATTCACACCCATTTTGAATTCACAAGCAAATCTAACTTCATCAGCTTCTTTAGCGAAGAAGATTTCAAATTTTTCTTGCTCATTCAATAAGTCTGTACCTAAGAACATATTTGATGTTCTCATTGCATATACCTTATTAGTTCCGTTTAAACCTTGTAAAGCTATAACTTTGATAGTAGTGCCCGGCAATACGAATTCACCATTTGCTTTAGTATCAACTGCATAGTTGAACATGTTAGTGTTCTTTAATGCAATAGTGTAAGTTCTAAATAAATCATCACCACAGAAAATAGCTACATCATCAGCAGCAACTACTTTAGAAGGGATTGCTTTGTAAACACCATCAAAAATACTAACTACATTAGCAGCAGTAATTGTGCTCAAAGGTGCACCTGAAATATATGTAGAACCATTTGCAGCAACTACACCTGCAGCAGCACCAATCAACTTAACAAAACCATCAAACTTGTTTAAGTTAACATTAACTGAATCAGTATCACCCTGCCATAAAGAAGTTTCTAATTGAGCAGCAATAGTTGCAGCTTTCTTCTTAGAATATTCTTCTTCAAAAGGGATTGAATCATACTTGCTACCTGTAGGTAAAGCCTTTTGTAAATACTTAGCTTCTAATGCTTTAGGGCATAAAGATTCTTGTACTTTAATTTTACCAATGGTTACTGCTCTTTGTGAAAAAGTAGTTGCACCTGATGCGTTCCAACCGCAAGTACCACCTGCTTGAAAAACGGCATCTGTGTCCATGATATTGATTGTTTCGGCAGATTTAACACCTACCATAACATTTCCTGCACTTTGAATCAAAGCAGCAGTCTTTGCACCTAATACACTTGAAGTCACCAATAGTGCTTCGTTTTCTTTTGTATAGTTGCTTAATGCAGATACATTAAATGACATGTTTATTAATTTTTATTTGTTTAAAATTGCGTTTCTATATTTAGCTATTCTTTCTTCTTTAATATCATTTGTTGATATATAAGATGAAAAAGCATTTTTTGATTTCTGTGTAGGTTCAGTACTTGGTACATTTGAAAGTGCTTCAACTAATTCAGCTACTTGTGCAAACCCTTGTTTAACTTTACTTTCTAATTCAGAAATCTTATTTTCTAATTGCTCTTTTTGAGCATTAAATTTATTTTCCATTTCAGCTACCAATGCAGTAACATCTTGTGCAGGTGGTACAGGTGCAGCAGGTGCTACAGGTTCTTCAACAATAACATCTTCTTTTGGTGAAGATATTTCAATGATAATACCTGCTTCATCTAATTGGATTGAAGTACCATCTGCTAATTGATGTTCACCCATTGGTGCAGGTGTACCATCTGCCATTTCAACTTTACCACCGATTTCTAAAGCAGAAATCATAACCTTAGTTCCATCTACTAAAGAATATTCAGCCATTTGAACTTTAGTTTCTGCAGGTGCAGGTACTTCAGTAGGTGCAGCAGCAACTACAGGTTCTTGTGGCATATCCTCAAATAAAGCCCTAATTTTTAATAATGCATCTTTTGGATTCATTGTATTTTATTTTAAATGTGAATTAATTACTTAGTTTATCACTTAGAACTGAACCGACTTTAATATTTTTTTAATTTCAGCCATCATCATTTCTTCTTGATTTATTTTTGGTTTGTAGTTAAATATGCCTTCAATAGAAAAACCATTGAAATTTCCGTTCTTTACTTCATTCCATACATCCTTATTTTCTACATACATAGAACCGAACCAACTACCTTCAGGTGCATCTTCAAATCCTTTCATAGGTGCAATACCCCTTGACTTATCACTAATAAAACTTTCAAACATTGTAACCCCTTGCACTTGCATTGATGGGCTATGCTCTAAGTTTATATTAGATTGATACCCTTTTTTAAAGAACTTCTGTGCTATCTTAACAATAGTATCCTTAGAAAATGAAACATAGTATTCACCATAAGTTTCATCCCTACGATATATAGGGGTATCTGCTAACATAAGGCAGCCACTAATAATATGCTTATCCTCACTAACAATTTGAAACTTCTGTACATCTTTAAATGCATTCCAATTCTTTCTAATTGCAGGTTTGTCAACTAATGCTACAAAACTAACTTCAGAATCATCTTGTAAATCTTCTGATATGTCTAACATGTATATTGGTAATTCCATATTCATAAATAGGTTTTTTTAAAATATTAACTAAATCTTGCCCTTTGTCTTATGGCAGCTATTCTTTGTTGATTACTTGAAACATCACTTTCAACTACATAAGCCCTTACTGCCTGATTGCCAATATCATTTATAGTTGATTGACTTAGGTTTGTAGTCATGGCTTGTGGTGTTGGGGGTGCTACAGGTGCTGACATTGAAACACCTGACCCTGCATTAGACCCACCTGCAGTTGCAGGTAATGGGGTGCTAATAATCTTTTTGACATTCATTAAACCTGCTAATATAGTTGTACCTGCAGCAATAAAACTGAATGGTGGTGGGTAAGCTGACATAGCTTTGTTGGCAGCACTATATGTATTCATAACTGCCTGTGCTACTGCAAATGCTTTACCTGCTGCTGATTCCCTACCTACTGCATCTGCTACTGCACCCAATGCATCTGATATAATAGCCAACTTAGTTTCTTGTGTAGCCTTTTCAATCTGTATTCTACCTGCTGCAGTTTGTCTGTCAAATGCATCTAATTCTGCTGCAGTATGTATTCTTGCTTCAATATTCTGTCTTTCTAATGCCCTTGTCTTTTCATATAAATCTAATTCATCTTGAAACTTAGCATCACCAAGTGCCTTGCTTAATTCATAGTCAGCAATTAATAATGCTTCTTGTTCAGTCCTTGTCTTAGCTGCCCTATCTAATATTGCTATATTTAGGCTATCATCTAATGCTAATATCTGATTATTTATTTCAGCTTTCTTTTCAGCAAAAGCTATTTCAGCATCAGCCCTTGCTTGTGTACCTACCTTAGCATTATCTATATTCTGCTGAAGTCTTGTTAATTCTAATTCTGCTTCTTCTGCAGCAATTTGCTTCTTAATTTCAAGTTTTAATATTTCATCCTTGATTAATTCAGCATTTGCCTTTTGTTCATCTAATGTTATCTTATTAGCACTTGCTGCAATAGATGCATCTATAGCTAATTTTTCCTTTGCTAATCCTGTCTGATTAACTAAGTATTCTGACCTTAACCCTGCAACCTGTGCTTCAATTCCTGCCTGTTCATTAATAGCTTCTTTCAATGCTACCTGTAAGTCAATGCTTGTTTTGTTCTGTGACAATTCAGCAGCAGCAGCAGCTACTTTTGTAGCAGCAAGTTTCTTCATTGCCTTTTCTTGCTCATTTAAAACAAGCCCTAAACTTTCATTTGCTGCTATCCTATCATCAATACTTTTAAATTCATCATCCCTAACTTGTCTTAATGTTTCAGCCTGTCTGTCATATTTTTCAACTAACCCTGCTAATTCAGCAGCAGCTAACTTTGCATTATTCTGAAGGGCTATAGTTGCTTTTGATTGCTCATATATTGCACCTACATTTATTTTAGATGCCTTATCAACTACACCACTAACTACATCAATAACAGAAGATGCTGCAGCACTAAAATTATTATATATCTTCTTACCTGCTTCTGCTGCATTATCTGCAGTTTCACCTAAAAACTTCTTTGTGTCACCAATGTTCTTTGTAAGTTCTTTAATCTTGTCAGCATCCTTACCACCTAAAAAAGAATCTTCCCATGCTAATTGTGCTTCTTGAATGAATAACTTAATACCACCAAAAGCAAACTTTAATGGGGTAATGGCTAATGTAAGCAACCCTGTCATTACTTTACCAAGTGCATCAAACCCATTAGTATTTTTACCTACTGCTGCAGTTACATCAATAAATATGTCCACTAACTTATTAACTATTGTAGCAATAGTATTGAATACTGCTGCTACTGAATCTGCTACCTTCTGATTCTTAGATAATGTTTCTTTAAAGAAATTGAATGCACCTGCAATAACAGATATAATACCCAATGACTTAATAGTATTACCTAATGAAGAAAATGCACCCTGCCCTTCTTTAGCAGACTTAGCAGTTTCTTTAGTCTTATTATTAAGTTTGTCAACATTTTCTGTACCTGCTGCAGTATCAATTGTTATCTGCAAATTTAATTTTTCTTCTGCCATTAGTATTCAGTTTCAATTACTTTTAATAAACTTATTTTTGTGGTGTTGTATTCCATTGGGTTAAACCCATCAACTTTATTTAATCTGAATAGTACACCATCAATCCAAATGTATTTGCTAAAGTCTAAATTCAATATATCTATAGTGCTTAGCAAAGCCGAACATGTCAGCAACTTGCTATTCTTATCTGTAATTTCAGCTATGTATTCAGAATGATATGCATTGAATACATTAGTAGTTGGATATGTGCCAACTGATATAAACAATTCCTTAGGTGCACCAAAATTAATATCATTGGTAGGGCTATTAGGGTCATCCAAATGACCTGCATAACCATATGATGTATATGTTGCTAATGTGGTTGCACCATTTTTAATAGTCCAAGATGCTACACTTGTAATTTTCTTAACCTGCATAATTCTTATAACACTATCTATAGTATCTTCTGTAGTATTATTATTAGACTTTTTATATATAGCAGCATATTTTTTATCAGTACCTGTAGCCTGATACAATACAGATGGTGCAAATATTACTTCAACACTTTCTGTATTCTTACTGAAATCATAAGAAGTATCATATACCCTATCACCATAGCTTTCATTATACTTCTTTCTGTAGTTTTCATTATAAAAATCGTTATCCTCTTTAAACTTGTAATGGTAATACCTTGCATTTAATTCACTCATTGGTTTAATGCTTAATGGCTTAGACCTATCTATTTTATTAGACCAATCTAAAGCATTGTCAGAAACATTTGGGTAAAAATCAATGTAAGGTCTTATATGTATTTTCTTGTCATCATATACATCATCAAAAATATATAAATTAAACATCTTTGCAATGCTCAATATAAAATCCCTTTGAAATATACCTTTTGGCAATGTACTATTTACTGCAATTGCTTCACCATAATTAATAGGTGTAATTTCTGAAGCACCTGAAGTTAATGTAATATCTGCACTATAAATATCAAGTAATGTAGTAATAAATTGATTACCACCAATTCTTACAAATTGTACTTCTAAAGTTTCATTATTATTAAATGTTATATTTTCCAATGAAAACCCTACATTAAAATAGTTACCTGTACTACCTGTACCTACTGAATATGAAAATATTTCTGAATTGTTTTTTAATATTTTAACCCTGCCTTCATAGTTAGCAGTTCTGTATCTACCCAATACATTGCCACTTAATGTACCTGTTTTAGGTGTAGCACTTGTATATGTAAAAATTGTATTAGTACCATTAGCAGTAAAATTACCTAATAATGTTTTAATATCATATTCAATTGGTACTATGTAATTACTTGTATCATATATTTGTTGATAGGCAGAAACATTTAAACCTGATGTACTATACCCTGATAATGTCTTTTGATTATTAGGTATAATTAATCTTTTAAAGAAATCAGTATTAAAAAAATCAGATTCATAAGTATAATCTGTACCTTCAAATATTTTATCTATATATTCTTTAACATAAAATGAAGGTCTTAGTGCACTATATTGAAAATCTACTTTAGCAGTTCCATATAATCCTGTACTTACATTTCCATAATCAATCAATGGATAATAATACCCTGACCCCCTTGCAGCATCCCAACTATTTGAAATATTAGTAGTAGTATAAGAATGGTTATATGCACTAAAATCTAAATCATCTGCAATATTATCATTACCTGTTAATCTTTTATTTCCTAATGCAGTTATAAAACCACCCAATTCACCAAATACAGAACATTGATATTCTATAGTATCATGCTGACTTACTATTTCTAATATCCTTAATGACCCTTTAAATATCTGTACCTTGTCAATAAATATTTTACATTGTGCTGACTTGGATACATTAAAGTTATAGTTGACATTTGGAAATGTGTCATCAGTAAAGTTTGCATTACCTAAGTCAAATACAAACCCAAATATTTGGTTATTCTTTGCAGTACCTGATAAAGATATTGTTTTGCTATATGATGTATTCTTTGACCCAAAATCAGCAATGTCATCAATGGTATAAGTGAATTCAGAACTTATATCCTGTAACAGGTCTAATTTATAATCTTCAATATATATTTCAGTACTTATCATTATCTAAATTGGCTTGTTAAATATTTACCCACTTCAATGTCAATTTCAAAATTAAATATCTTATCAGCACTATTAACCTTATATTCATAAGTATTGCTGCTTATAGTTACAGGGAAATATGCACCCTGTACTTCTACATAAGTGATTGTACTTGCTACCAATTGTGCCAACCATTCATAATCTTGTTGACTTACCCAATCAGATATCAGATGAAACTTATCTTTATGCTGAATAGCATAGTTCAAAGTAGTTTCATTGTATTTATTATATGAATCTATGTTAGTCATTGTATTGCCACTTAGCTGCCAATCGTTTCTTCTGTACGAAGCCCTTTGTAGTTCTGTTGACCTTCTATTAACTAAAGCAAACTTCATAGTATCCCAACCACCTAATCTGTTTAAAAAGTGCAGGTTATATTGTTTGAATTTAGGGTAACACTTCTGAACAAACTTTAACTTTCTTGATATTGCTACACCCCTTTTAAGATACACATGATACCCATAAGCTGCAGCAGTAATTAAAGTCCTACCTGCCCATGTATTAATATGACCTGCCTGACAATTAAATAAGTTCATCTGCCCACTTAATGTAATATTAGCACTTGCAGTATCTGTTACTGCACCTGCTTCATTTACCACATCAACCCATGCTACATATGTACCTGCAGTAATCTTTAAGTATGTAGCATAAAAATTATCACCATATTCAATACCTATTTCATCATTATTCCTTTCAGTCAACCAATCATCTGTAAAGTTTTCAATTAAAAGGTTTTCATAATAATCTGACAATACCAATGGTGTGTCATTATTAACATAGAATATATCTGCAAACAATGGTGGGTAATAATTGTAAGCTGATAATGCACCTGATGCCATATTTAATGTAGTAACTAAATTACCACCTGAAACATATTCTTCACCTATCTGTAGTGTATAATCAACCTTTATCTTATTATTAGATGCTACCAATATTGAACTGCCTGATGGTTCAAAGTAGTTAGTAACATAAGACCTAACCATTGGTGAACTATTAAAAATACCATAGCTGCCTTCAGCACTTGGTGCAGGGAATACCTTTGTTCTGCTAACCTGACTACCATTCACATAAACATCATATACAAACTTAAATGAAGTCTGCCCTACATTAGTTGAAGATGCTACAAACCATAAGTCATCATGCATACTTGCATAGGTTGCAGGGCTACTTTGTATTGTTATTGCCATTATTTATTTCCTTTTGTTTCTTTTGTAATATTTGCTACTATCCTAACTGCTGCATCACTTATAACTGCATAAGCTACTGCATCAGTAAATTCCTTATTGAATACCTGTGCTACTGCATTGTCAAAGTATTTAGTTTGAGCAATACCCCTTTTCTTAATGTTTACAGATATTGCATAAGCTAAACTTCTTTTATTCTTTGCACCTGTAAGTGTTTGCTTTAATCCCTGTCTTTTCTTTTCAGTTGGGCTTGTTGCTACATTATCAGCACTTGCTTTCTTTCTTGCAGTATTAAGCCAACTAAAGATATTGGCTGCCATTTTTCTGTTAGGGTATATACTTTTAAATGAATATGGTGTATCTGCAGGTTCACCACTTTTTACACCCTTAACCCCTTTATTAATATAATCAAAATATTCAATCTGTTCACTACCTGTAGGATAACCTAAGTTTAAAACATACTTAGTGCCAAATTTTGTAATGGTAGGCATAGCAGGTTCAGCAAGTTTACCCCTGCCAATAGCACCTGCCTTTTCTAAATTATCCACTATAGCATCATTAAAGTCTTTACCAAATTCTAATAAAGCCTGTTCAAGTATGGGTAGTTTCTTGCTATTTAAAACCTTATAGTCACCACTACCTATCTTTTGAATGTAGCCATCCCTTAATGCTTCTATTTGATTTCTATTGATGCTCATGTATATAAATAGGGCAAAGGTTATAAAATAACTAACCCCCACCATAGAAATGGCAGGGGTACGATTGCTCTATTTATTAACCAACAAACTATCTTATTTTCTTAACCTGTTCTGAATCATAATCTGATTTAGCTTTAAGGTAAGACAATGTATTTAAAAAATGTACCACTTTAAGTTCATATGCATCTTGCAATGGTATGTGCTCATGGTCAGAAACTATTTTGGCACAATACTGCCATCCAAAATATTCCATAAAATTGCTGCCACCTTTTCTGCCCTCATATCTTGCATCCCCTTCTGCTTCAGGTTGGCTATCAAATAATCCTGTGTAATTGGCATCCAATCTTGAAATACTTGATAAAAAAAAACCACCGAATAATAGACTTCTTTAAAATTGGCATACAGAATATCATTGGCATATTCTTGGTGCATGTCTGAATCATACTTTAAGTCAACCCATTTAAACCATATCCTTTTTTGTGGTATGACTATTGAAGCTGCTACCTTGTGAAGGTTAGGTATAATGTCCTTGCAGAAAAACTTGCTTTCAATATACCTTGCTGCATTAATATGCTTAGCATCATCAATGAACTTATATACTTTGCCATTGGTATATATCCTTTTTATAGGTTGACCTTCATAATCATCTTTAAGAAATAGCACTTCAGCCCTTAGCTTATTAAGTTCTTTCTTAGACAATTCACTAACCTGCTTTTCAGTCATGTTATTTACTATGCCTACTAACTTACATTCAATATCAAATTCTGTCCATTCTTTAGATGGGTTAGTAATAATGGGGTACATCTGCTGATATTGCCAAACTGAAATCTTATGCCACATAGTTAAAATAGATTATCATGTTCATTGTCAGGGTCTAAGTCAATAATTTTATCATCATCATCAACCATTGGTGCATATAACATTTCATACCCTAACCAAAGCCATACCAAAGTTAAGGCAATTAATCCAATTATTAGTATCATTATAGCTTATTTATTGCAGTTGCTAAATCATAACATGCCTGAAGTGTTTGATATACTAAGCTATCTTTATCTTCAATCTTATCTAATTGGCTTTTTAAAGCCATCATGTACATTTCTAATTTATTCATAATGTGTTTTTTAATCAATCCATTTACCATCTGTTATTAAATGCCAAAACCTATGCTTTAATACTTCAATGAATATACCCCAAAAGGTATCAGATTCATATGCACCTGCTGCACAGGTTAGTTTAAATTTTGCTTTCATATTAGTCTTTATAGTATTCATGCTGAAATGATATTAATTCCCTTGTTAATGTTTTAACTTCTAATTCTTTTAAAGCCAATGCTTTTTCAAGTTTCTGAATTCTTTCAATAAGACCTTCTATTTCCATCTTATCCAATAGGCTTTGCTTTAGTTCATATTGTGTCATAATATTATAATTTATCTATTTCCATATGTGCAATATACAATACTACATTATTCCAAAATACCCAATGTTTAGGGTCATGTTCTAAATCATATTGTGCCTGTACTTCTGAAGCACATATTAATGCACACCCTTTTGCATTAAGAAAAGTCATTTGTTTAGTTACACTTGTAGTATGTTTGCTCATTTTTTTAATTAAATAATGGGCAGTTTCTAATTCATTCATATGTTTTCAATTAAGGCAGTTAATAATAAAGCAGCACCCATGATGTACCAAAACCATTTACCTGATAGGCTTTCTGCTTTGTATTGTTCATTCCTTTTTTCCTGTATTGTTTTTAATCTGTTCATAGTTGTATTTTTAAATGTGCGTTGGTCAGTCGCACCCCTGACTTTTGGGGATTAGTTATTTAATACTAAATCTGATAATTTTACATTTGCTTTTAATCTTGGCAAAAAATCTTCATCATTAGACATTAGACCATTGTAATCGTGAGCAATTGTTTGAGCAATAATCTTATTAAAAACTTCTTTATTTTGATTATCTAAATTTTTAGTTTCTATCATTTCAACTAAAGCATCTGAATAAGGCATTAATTTTAATGCAATTCTACAAGCTAACATTAAGTTTGTGCTACTAACTTCTTCTTCAATAAAATTTTTGATTGTTTCAAATTGTTGGTTTTTCATAAATAGTTTTGCAGTTTTAAGTGTGCCTCACTTGTTTGTTTGTTTACACAAATATATAACAGGATATATACACATTCCAAACATTAAGCCAACTATTTTTAAACTTTGTGATGAACGGCAAATAGAAGTGATGAATGGTATTATCAGTCAGAAATGAGCTGATTATGAATCATTTTCGGCTCAAAGTTGCACTATAAAGCAACTTCTATTGATTGATTAAACGAATGAATACCTGCCTGACCCCCTTCTAAGATTGTAATTAGACCATGCTAAAGCCAATGCCATAACACAATCATCATGGAATCCTGAAGGTGCAGAATACCTTACCCCATGACTTGAAAAAATATATTCAAATATTTCTAATTCCTTTACTATAACACCATCAGGGAATCCTATTCTGTTCTGCTGAATGGCAGTTGCAAGACCTTCCATAAGCTGCTGCTTAGATTGACTTGTGAATTTAAGCCCTTCAATCATTATGCCTTCCCTTTTTAAATCTTCTGTGATGGGGTCACCTACACCTGTGCTATCAATCAATATAGGGCTTCTTGGCAGCCTCTTAATGTTTTCCTTAGTATTATGCCAATCCATTTGAAACCTATCAAAATAGGCTACATTGCCACTATTATCAAGCCCTATGATTGCAGTATGGTCAACAGACTTAGCAAGGTCAATCCCAAATGCGACTATTTGTTGGTTGCTAATTGGTTTGATACATGCCCTGATGAACTTGCTGCCAAATGGGTTAGCACTATTTTCTGCAGGGTTAGCCATGTATTCCTGTTCAAATACTACTTCAGGTAGCTGCATTCTTGCATCATCTATTTCTTTAGGGTCAATATGTGGGTTATCATATGATGTGAATTTAAAGGATGCCCAATCGTTTTCACCTGCCTTCATGAACAGGCTATAAAAAAAGTTCTTACCCTTAGGTGTAGAAAGAAATACTGCCTTACCTTTATAATCTGTCAGGGTAGGTCTGATACTATTATTCCAACCATTTTCAAGGTCAGGGATAAATGATGCCTCATCTATGATTACTAAATGGAATTTACGACCTCTTAAATTATCCAACCTTTCACCTGTAAAAAATTCTATTTGCCCACCATTGCTGAAGTCAATTTTAAGGTCTGACTTGTTTTTAGGGAATGGCAATGATTCAGTTAGCCTACCAAAGAATACCTTAGCCAACCCATAGGTAGGTGTAATGTATGCAACCTGCAGCCCTTTGACTGCATATGATACCCCTAATATCTGTGAAAGTTCTGACTTACCAAATCTGCGACCACACATAATGACCCTAAACCTTTTATCAGATTCAAGTATTTTCTGCTGATTAGCATGTGGTGTTGGCAGGAATATCTGCATTATAAAATGGTTTTACCATCAACAAATATAACTTCAATAGTACTATCTGTTTTCATGTCCATCTGTTCTTTAGGCTTACCAAAAACCCTTGTCAATAATGTGTCCATTGAATATAGGCTACCATTCTTGTATGACTTCATCATTGCCTTTGCTATTGTCTTTTCCATTATGGTTGCATCTGTGTTGCTCAATACTGCCTTCAATTCTTTTTCATCCATAGCCATCATTGCTTGTATTGTATCATTGATTTCAGATAGTTTGTACCCCTGTTCTTTAAGTAAGCAGATATACTTTCTTGGTCTGCCATTTGGATTAGCAGTCTGCCCTTTCTTTAATGGTCTAAGTGCACCACCATGTTTCTGTTTTATTAGTTCCCCCATTGTTTTGCCTTTGTTAATTGTTTTTCTAATTTGCCATATTTTGCCCTATTCATTAATTTTCTAATTAAATTTCTTAAAGGGTATTTATTTGTACATCTCATACATTTTTCAAAATATCCAATCATAGGTTATTTGTTTTATATTAAAAGATACCATTTTTAAGGACACTACTGATTATATCAAATAGCTTTAAATGGTCAAACCTTTTTGCTTCCATTAGAAGCAGACCTATAATACTGAGACTATAGGGAAGTACTTTATCTGCCCTGACCCCTGTACTTTTTGGGTCTTGGTGAATGTTTATTAAATGATTTCTTAGCATGTCCTTCTTTTCTTTTGCCAAAATTTACCTTTCTGCTATCTGATTTAACCTTTGCCATTTAATGCTATATTATGTTTATGTTTTAAATATTCCATATGTGTCTTAGTATCCCCCATTACCACATGGCAGTACCTACATAGTGCCATCAGGTTTTCTATTGTGTCAACCTTCTTATTTCCCCCCATACCCCTGCAGTCAATGTGGTGTATATCAACTGCCCTTTGCCCACATACTTCACAGGGTATAAAATCTTCTAAGCCATACCCAAAATGTTTAATATAAATTTTTGTATGGTTCTTCATCTATTATGGTAAATGCTAAACAAATGAATGCTGCACCTATATTTAAACTTTTGTGAATGTTCTTGTTTTCATCAATGGTATATCCTAAGCCTATTCCTATCAATAAGAAGTCAGGCAGCACAAATAAGCTGATTCTAAAGTTATAAAATTGTATGCAGAATTCCATTATTTGCCTATTAGTTTATTATAAATAGCAAACCTTTGCTTATTTATTTGGTGAAAGTTATAATGCTTATGGCAGTAGTCATATAATTCCTGTCCAAGTACTATCCTTAATTCTTTATCATGAACTAATTGATGCATATGTTTATACCAATCTGTTTGCTTCTTTACATACTGAACAGGCATATTAAGGTATGGGTTGACATGTGATACAATGGCAGGGTTCTTCTTGGTAGCAGTTTCTAATATCTTTAGGTTTGACTTCATGGCATTAAACTTATTGTCAACCAATGGTATAACACTAATGTCTGAATCAGCATATGCTGCCATGTACTTTGTCACTTCATTATAGTTATAGATGGTAGGATTCAGTTTAAGCCCTTTAGTAAATGAATCAATAATGCGACCCCATATTAATTTTTCACCATCATTGTAACCTGCTACAATTGTCTTAACAGGGAAATTAATTTTCTTCATTGGATTCCTAAGAATGTCAATATCCTTTTCATGTGTACCTGAACCTGACCAAAACAATCTAACTAAATCACTTTCAATCTTATTATCCATAAATTGTTCTTCACCATATGGTAATGCATTAGGTAGTACTTCTACTACCTTATTCAATGCAGATATTTCTTCAGCCAACCTTTCATGTGTACAGGTGCATAGGTCAGCAATTTGTATAAATGATTTAATCTGTGCAGGTACTTGATTAATTTGGTAGGCATATGCTAATGGGTGTGATGGGGGTAATTCCCAATAGTCATCATTGTCAACTACAATCTTAAAGCCATATTTCTTTTGCCATGCTTGTAATTCTTCAGGGGTTACACCTGTCAGCATTCTATTCATCACTAAGATGTCATACTTGTTATCTATTATTTCTTCACTCAAAGTATCTGTTATCATGCAATAATCTTTCTGCATATTAACTAAAGGCATCATAATCCTATGATAGCCAACCCCACTAAATTTAGTTGTTATTGCTAATATTCGCATAAGGTATAAACAGATTCTTTTGTTGGTGATATATTGGTTGGTATCTTTCCCATACCAATTGTGCTATGTTTAAACTATTATCTTTCATTATCCTATATTCAGAATTTTCACCAACATCATGCCCTATATGTACACTTTTCATATTTGGCAGATAGTAATTAGTGTACCCTGCCAATGTAGCCCTTTCTGCATAATCCCTGTCTTGCATTCCATATGGGTCATATTCTGTATTGTACCCACCTATAGTATCTATTAAACTTCTTGTAATAAGATTGTTACCAAATGGTGTATGTGTCTTATGGATGCCATCAACTAATGGGGGTAATTCTTCTACACAATGTATGCCAATGATTCCTGTACTTGGTATATTGATTGAATGATTGACCATTGACAATAGCCAATTTTCAGGCATTAAAATATCATTTGCCATAATTACAACTGCATCATAATCTTTAGTAAGTGTTAGCCCAAAATTCACACCTGCAGCTATTCCCCTTTTTGATTGTGACCATGTAGCAAAATGCCATTTATATGCATTAGCTACATTTAAAAATTCTTTATCAGTACTACCATTATCAATTAAAAAGCAGTCAGCATTGTAACCACTATTTTTAAAGTTTTGGTTAATCACTTGAATAGAATAGTCACTTCTATTTAGGGTTAATAAGATTACGGCTATATTCATTGCTACCTAATTTTCTTGCAGGTACACCTGCATATTTTGTAAATGGTTCTGATTCACCTTTAAAGAATGCACTTGCACCTATCATACAACCTTCATGCACATGTGCATATTGATGTAGTACTGCATTCAATCCTATGTTTGAATATGGTTCAATGATACAATGACCACCAATCTTAGCACCACAACTGATAGTAACATTATCAAAAATTGTACAATCATGCCCTATATGTGCATGTTTCATAATAAAGCAATTATCTTGGATATAAGTAATATCTTCTGTACCTGCATCAATTGTAACTAAACCTGTAATGATATTGTTATTACCTATAATTACTTTGCCTGTTTCTGAATCCCAATATTTTTTATGTTCAGCAGGGTCACCTATAATGCAGTAAGCACCAATATAATTGTTATCACCTAAGGTTACATTATCACCTATGATTGCAGTTGGATGTATATAATTAGCCATTCTTTTTTGGTTTACGAACTTTTTTCTTAGGTTCTTCTGTTATAAAAGTAGTTACTTCATCAGCACCATTTATCACCCCAATTTCTTCAGGTAAGTTTTCTATTGGTAAACTTTCATAGTACTTATACAACCTTGTAATCATTTCCATCTTGCAACCACCACACCAATGGGTAAGTACAAAATTAGCATCTAAGTAAGTCTTATAGATATGTTCATACATTTTAAGCAATGCCATATCTAAGTTTCTGACATAGCCATTCTGTGCAGTATGCCAATTGTTGATGTTTTCAACTAAAAAGTCTTTGTGTTCTTGTATCATATTAAAATAATTTTTCCATTAAGTTTTCCACCAATGGTGTTAGTAATCCACTAATAAATAGTGCAGAAGCTAAATTTAACACTAATTCAGGTGTGAAACACAATACTGCTGCAATCCATGCAGCCAAACAACTTGTACAACTGAAAGGCTTGAAATTGATTCCCCATTTAATGTGTAGCTTGTGGATAGTATTAAAAAATAGTGATGCACATATTGCAGTTAAAATTATTTGAATCATGTTCTAATGTTTTTCTTTAGTTCTGTTTTAGTTTGTTTCAAAGTTCTTATAATAGACATGTATGGTATTCCTGTTTGTCTGCTTAATTCTTTTGCATTCTTGTTAAAGTCTAATGCATATAGTCTTAATATTTCTTTTTGATACCAATGTAGTTTTTCAATGCTTGATTCCATTTTGTCTATAATGTTTGCCTGTACTACTTCTACCTGTTCTTTACCATCATATTCAGTATAGTTTCTATATTGTTTCCAAAATGTACTTCTGTCTGATTTAATCATGTTAAGCATAACCCTAACTAAAAAAAATCTTATTTCATTTCTGTTATACATTCCTATCAACTTGTCATCATCCATTTCACAAAGAACTAAAAAAACTTCTGCCTTCAAATCATATTGCAGTTCTACAGGATGCATCTTGGAAAATGCTTCATTCACTTCTTTGTTATCCCATAGCTTAGCTATAATTTCAGTTTTGACCATTCTATAAGAATAGGCTTGTTATCCTTTTCAGTACAAATATACACAATCCCCCCACATTTATGTATATCATTAAATCTTTCTTTTTGGTCAATGCTTAATCTGTCACCAAGTTTTTTAATTTCAACTGCCAAATATTTACCATCTGTAGTGTAACCCTGTAGGTCTGCCCATCCTTTTTGAATAGTGCCTTTTCTTTTACCATAAGGTATATTGTTAACCCTGTTAAGTCTATAACCCATATATTCAAAATTGGTTTTAGCCCACTTAGTTAATTCATTTGCTGATATATCCATTAAATTTATTTAATGCATCATAGAATTCTTTAGGAAATATTAATTTATCTTTATCAATTTCAACATCAGTAAAGTTTAAATAAATATCAACAAAGTTACTACTATAGCAGTATTTAACAATGCCATAGTTAGTATATTTAATCTGATAAATTTTCATAGTATCTTACTATTGTTAACTTCTTACATTGTGTTTCTATATAATCTTCATTCTTAATCTGCTTATTGAATTCTTTAGCTTCTAATACTGATAGTTTATTAAGCCTGTAAAGATTATCTGCCCTAACTATTTTTAATGTTTCAGCAATTGTTTCAGGATTAATTTTGATGTCACCCCTTTTGTAAAGTATATCAAATACCCTGTCTGCATTAAACAATCTATTGAAGTCATCCTTTTTGCTTTCAAGCCATTCCTTTTTGCTAAAGTCAACAATTTGGTCATCAGTTAATTTGGGTACAGGCAGTTCTTCAACCTGCTTATATTGCAGCATCTTTCTAATATCATTGGCTTTACCCTTGTATGCATTCATTACCTGACTAATAAACTTAGGGCTAAACTTTTCATAATG